GCGTCGCCGAAAGCATCTCGCTTGCCGATACCGTAACGCCCAACCGCAACGTCACCGCCTCGATTGCCGAAATATCTTCCTACGCCGATTCATGGAGAGCCAAAGGCCCCGTCGCCGCATCCGTCATAGAATCCATGACCATGCTCGACCATCCCAACTCGCAACGGGTCATCAACGGCATCATCGCGGAAACCATGACGTGGCTCGATGACCCGCTCGTGCAATCCTCGACTTTGTGGCCGACTTACGTTTCATACGATAGGTACGGCAACAAACTCATCCGGCCCAAACACCTGATGAACGGACCCATAAAAGGATGACAAACTTCCCGGCAACGGTTGCTGAAATCATCTCTCTTGCCGATTCTGACGGCGCCCATCGCAACGTGCCCATCGCCATGACGGAAACAGCAACTTTCGTGGACGTGGAAACAGCCCTGCAATACTACGGATCAAAGTTCTTTGTGCTGCGCGGTCAATGGCTGTACGACGATCTTGGTTCAGGAACCTTCGATCTCTCCAAACCAATAGGCCGCATTAGCGTCGATCTAAATCGAGGAACCAAAACATGACAGCCGTCGTCTCTACCCTGAATATCCACAAAGGCGATGACTTCGCACTGCGCCAAAGCCTGTGGATCGATTCCATCGCCTTGACTCCAGGAGGTGCCGCCGTCGCCGTCACTGCCCCCACCAACGCAAAGTACGTCCTGTTCTCGGCCCAGGCGGGGAAGGATTTTTATATGCTGGTTACTCCTAAGTCGGGTGGCTCCGCCGTCGCCGCCGTTGTGCCAACAACTACGACAACCGACGGCTCCTCGCCCGAACTCAACCCCGCCATGCGAATGCTGCCAGACAACGGCGGCAGCTTCATGTCGATTATCTCGCCCACCACCAACGGGACGGGAATCATCACCCTGCAATACTTCGGACTTGCCTGATCGATGGCCAATCCTCTCGTCGGACCGGAAACATCGCCGTTTACAGTCTCGGTCTTTACCGGATTGGGACCGTTCTCCGGACCGTCAAACCCGGAAGGAGGCGGGGGAACCCCTGCCACTGGCGACCTTCTGCTGGAAGATGGAACCTCGTATTTGCTGCTGGAAGATGGCTCCACGAAACTTGCCCTAGAATGATCGGATGAACCATGGCTGACGCAACCCTTACCTCACAAACAGCGGCAGGCGCACTCGGCGGAACCGAGCTGCTGTACGGCGTCCAATCCGGCACCAAGAAAATTACCGCCGCTCAGGTCAAGACCTTCACCTCGGCCTCGCCTACCCTCGTCACCCCGGCCATCGGCGTTGCCACCGGAACATCTCTCGCCCTTACCAATACCACATCGACCGGATTTGCAGTCGGTCGCCAAGGTGCCACGACTCCATCCTTCGCCGTCGATAGTTCTGCCGGAACACAAGTCGCCGGATTGAAAGTCGCGGGCGCGGCTCATGCCGGAACCGTTGCCATATCCGTTACCGATTCGAGCGGCGCCGCCAACCTAACCATCGACGCACTTTCCACCGGAACCATCGGCATCGGCGCCAACTCGACCGGCGCCGTCACCATAACGCCAGCCCTCACGTTGTCCGCCGCACTCACCTACGGCGGCGTAACGCTGACCAACAACGTCACCGGCACCGGCAAGATGGTGCTGGACGCAAGCCCGACCATAACCGGACACGCCACTATCGAAGGCGTTACGGCAACCGGAGCAACAGGCACCGGCAAGTTCGTATTTGATGGAACGCCCACACTCGCCACTCCTGTCCTCGGTGTTGCTACAGCGACCAGCATCAATAAGGTTGCGCTGACTGCTCCATCATCGTCCGCCACGCTAACGATTGCGGACGGCAAGACGTTGACAGCAAGCAACTCAATCACTCTCGCCGGAACTGACTCCACGACGATGACGTTCCCGCCCGCGTCAGCGTCCATCGGTTATCTCGGCGTGCCGATGAACTCGCAGAACGCGGGATATACCCTTGTGTTGGGTGATGCAGGTAAATGTATACTGATGGCGACCGCGGGAACATTCACCATTCCACCCAACAGCGGAGGTGGATCGGTCGCCTTCCCGGTCGGAACCGTCGTGAGTTTCATCAACGGCTCAACGTCGAGTACCATCCCCATTACCACTGATACCATGACGCTTGCCGGAACGGCCACGACCGGGACGAGAACGCTTGCCGCCAACGGCATTGCTACCGCCGTTAAGATCACATCAACAACTTGGATCATCAGCGGCACAGGGCTGACCTGATGACCGGCATATTGAATGTGCTGGCAGGTGATAATGGGACTGCTGCCGCATCCTACACTGGTCCTGGCGATATCGTTTCCGGCGCATTGAGTTGGTACGGATTGCGCGGTTACAACGCGGCCTATGCTACAGGAAGCAATCCATGCGTCGATATTAAGGACAGTTCAGTTCTCAATGCAGCAACAATCAATATATTAAGTAATGGAAATTTTGATGTAGCGACCCTAAATACTTGGATTGGATTACATGGGACAGCCTATATCACAAAACTTTACGACCAGTCAGGAAACGGAATCCATCTAACACCTACCGCAAATCCACCCACAGCTCCGACAATCGCCGTTAGCCCTACTGGTATAACAAGCGGCCTAGCCGTAGTATTTTCAAATGGTTTTGCTCTCACAAACGGCGCTGCCTTTACTCAAGCCCAACCATTATCAATCTCATCAGTGGTTAGGGGGCCGGCCAGTGGCTCATACTCATATTTAATGCAGAGCACTGGAAATTTTAGTGCCGGAACTGTCGCCGGATCAAATCAAGTATTCATATATGCCGGGTCAGCCGTTCAAACTGCGACGGCTTCTGACGATCATTTCCACGCGGTACAGTATTTAGTAAACGCAGGGTCCACAACAATCAATGTCGATGGTTCCACAACATCACCAGGAAGCCCAGGAACTACGGGGATATCATCCAGTGATCTAAAAGTTCCGGGGCCATCGGCCGGTGTGTATGTCGCGGAATTTGGAGTTTGGAGCGGTAGTATTGCATCGTTAATTGCAAATCAAACATCCTATTGGGGGCCATCGTGACGGTTCTTTCTAATATTGTTGGGTACGCTGCCGCTAATTTCAACATGGCTCCTTGGCCTAGTGCGTTCGCAACGGCAAGCGATTTTACCGACACACAATGGACAAAAACGGGATCGTCAATTACCACCGGTGTCGTTTCACCGAGCGGTGCGACAGATGCCCAAAAGATCGTCGAAAGTTCTGGCTCTGGAAATCATTTAGTGATTTCTGCAAATGCCCCAATTCTGAACGGACGGTCTCCCGTAATATATCGAATGGCGGTGATAGCCCAGGCGGCGGAGCGAAGTAGAATTGTCGCTTACTGGCAAAACTGGAACGGGAGTTTTGTGGAAGTCGAGGCAGCGGTCGGTTTTGATCTTGCTGGCGGCAACGTCGGCTATGATACAACCGTTGGCACCAACGCCACTCTTGTCGATTATAATATGACAAGCCTTGGAAATGGCTGGTGGCTGTGCATTATGGATGCACAATATAATCTCGCTTATGACGGGAGCGGGGATGTTTGGGAACCGCAAATAGCACTCGATGCTGGAACCGGAACGGCAGCCAGAAATGTCTCATATACTGGAAATGGCACGTCTGGTGTTAATATTTGGTGGTGCGGGCTGCTTCCAAAAAGTGCATGGAACTTAAACCGCCAATCCTTCTTTGATGACTTCAACGACCTCTCGACGATTGATCTGAATGATACGAGAGCGCCAGGATTCAAATGGTACGTTCACAACCTTTTTCCAAATTCATACATGACCACATTCGGATGGACAACAAATCCACCGAGTGCCCCGACTCCCGCAGCAAATCTTTCAATCTCAAGTCCGTCTGTTCTCAAGATTTATAACCCGAACAACAACCAAATCGGATATCAATCTCAGATTTGGAGTGTCGCAACCGATGGCTCCAATGGATATGTAGGCACAACATTCTCGCCGCCGATGGTGTTTGACGGATATTTCAATTGGAATGGATCGGACGTTAGCCCGAATTGGGGAGGAAATCCCGCATTTTGGGGAGCCAGCATAGAAGCATTGACAGGAACGCCGTCGTCGGGGCGTTTTTTGGAATGGGACGTGACGGAGGCTACTCCTAACGGATCATCGACCAAGCACGATTGGAGCAATCCATCGAGTCCGGTCGATCATCACTCAGGCATTAATAATATGTATTCCATGGTTGCCGGGACGTTTATGAGAATTTCTGGAATATGGGTACCTTCAACCGATAGCGACGGAAACGGATGGGGATTTTTCCTGTCGTTTGTTGACGGTCAATATTTTCCTCGCAGCGATATTTATTATTCCGCCAGTGCGGTGCCTATTCCGCCAGTCGGTCCTAGCGGTACATTCTCCGAGGCAGATAGCCAGCATATGCCTATTTTTTTGAATACGGCTGAGAATGTTACCGCCAACCCAGGTGGAGGATGGCCGATGTATATTGATTGGGTAAAGGTTCATACCGCTGGCTCTAATATATTGCCGTCGTTCAGGCACTCGAAAATTGGCACTCGTTCCGGTTCCCGTCAGATGGCGCAATAAATGGCAACACTCAAGCAATCAACGGCATATACGCGCATGTTCCTGATGGTGCAGAGCGCCGATCATATTACGGGGCTGACCGGGGCATCGCCAACCGTGACCTTATCGAAGGCGGGGGGATCATTTGCTTCGGCTGGTGGGACTGTAACGGAGGTGTCTAGCGGCTGGTACAAGATTGCGTTGACCACGACCGATACAAACACGCTTGGAGATTTGGCGTTTCATGTCACGGCTGGGAGCGGTGATCCGACCGATTTTGTGGATCAGGTGGTGGATGCCGTGCCCGCTAATGTCCTGCAAGTCAACAGTGTGACAGTGACCGGCATCGGAACCGTGGGCGATCCATGGGGGCCCGTCTGATGATACCAAGTATTATTTCCTCAGCGTCTAGATTAGTTAAGAGACTGTTGACAAACACATGGGGAAATAGTTGGGAAAACAGTTGGGGAAGTAGTTGGGGAAGTAGTTGAAAAATCTAACTTAAAGCAACAAGCAAAGGAGACTAAGCAATGGTCAATATCCTGAAATCAATCCTCGGTCGCCGCATCGGCTTTGATGCCACGCAACCAAACGCCAACCTCGTGATCGAGGGCGGCCTCATCATAAACAACAATACCGTTCCAACGACGATCAGCGGCGGTTCATTGTCGAACAATGTTACCACCATCGGGTCGAGCGCGACCAACACCACGCAGACTTTGATGACCTACACCATCCCGGCCAGCACCTTAAAAGCGGCTGGAAATGGCGTTATGGTAACGGCCTTCGGAAAGAAAGCCGGTAACGCGGCTGGCGTTACTCTCCAACTCAAGGTCGGCGGAGCCACCATCAACAGCGGAAACGAAACGCAGAGCGGGGTAAGTTGGACTATGACGGCTCGCTACGTCAAAACGACAAGCGACAACCAGACCGCGCTTTTGCAAAGCACCATCGGAACCCTGCTGGTTCCGCCTGTGTCAACTACAGACACATCGACCGATACCGGAACTATCCTTGTTGCGGTCACCATGCTCGATGCCTCGGCGGCACAGAGCAATCTTCTGGAATACGGCCTCCTAGTTACAAACTTCTAGGAGGAGTATCATGTGGTTTTTAACCTCTTTTGGGAGGCCGGAGTTACTTGCCCGTCTGGTCGATGCTCCGGGCGGATGGCCGGATCGCATCGTTCTGTTTCTGACCTATGGAGACCCATGCCTTAAGGATTATCTAAGGTTTGTGTCTGGAATCAGAGTCGAGAAGGGGCCTATATGGGACGTTCATTATGCCCCCGCCGAATCCAGACTGACGGACATCTACAAGATCATCAGTCAAGAGTGGCATGACCTTGCGTTCTACGGTCTGTTGCATGATGACCATTGGCCGATCACTCCCGGATGGCATGAAAAACTGGTTGAAGCCGCTGGACTTGATCTCGTCTCCACCCCGAACGGAGAGCCTAATTTTCCTCTATTGAGGAACGTCATGGTCGTAGGTGGAGACCTCATGCGGGCTGTGGGCTCTCTCGCACCAAGCAAGGTCAAGCACAATTTCTGCGACAACGTATGGGATACGATTGTCAGGGACTTCGATGCTCTAGCGCCACTAAAGGATGTGTTTGTTGAACACAGGCATCCTCATCACGGACTTGCCAAGGAGGACGCTACCTATAAACGAGGATCGTCAGACTATATCAAGGATGAAGTGATCTATAGGAATTGGCTCTCCGGGAAAGACCGAATGGATATGAATGAGCGAGTTGCTAAACTATTCGGCAAGACGGTGGCGACGGTTAAGACAGAGGATATAAATCTCGTCATCGGCGTTCCCATGCAGGACGAAACGGTAGATATTGCGTTCCACTCCTCAATCAACCGCACCATTACCTCGTTCGGTGAACTCGGCATAAAACTAAATGTCCTGCAAACGTCGGGCGGCAGCCACATTGGAAAGGCTCGCGAGCGCGTGTTGTGGGAAGCCATGGCTTTTAACCCAACTCACATCATGTTCATCGACGCCGATATGGGGTGGGAGCCTAACCAGATAACAAGGTTGCTCTGCGCCGATCACGAGTTCTCTGCCGTGGCCGGGGTGAAGAAGGTGGACGAACTAAAGATATGCGCTAACTTTCTGGAACAGCAAAACCTTCACGACAAGAGCAAGTTCCTGGAAGTGCGCGATGTCGGGTTTGCCTTCGTCATGCTCAAGCGCAGCGTGATCGAAAAGATGTGTGCCGCCTATCCTGAACTCGCCTATAATGCAGGCAAGGACAAGACCGAGTTCGCCTTGTTCCTAGACATGATCGATGACCGGGAACGATTGAGCGAGGACTTCTCGTTCTGTAGGCGCTGGAGGGCCATGGGCGGCAAGATCTGGCTCGACGCAGATCAGGGCATCATCCACGCCGGAAGGAAGCAATATACCGGCAAGGTGTCCGACCTGTTCACCTACGAAAAGAAGGCCGAGGCCGCTTGAACTTCGACGATATCCTCAAGAAAATACAAGGTCTAAGCCCGGAGGACCGGGCTGACCTCGAACGGGCACGCGCTGCCGACAAGACGGCTTGGCTGCCCAACCCCGGCCCGCAACGCGGGGCCATGCTGTGCAAGGCGGACGAACTGTTTTACGGAGGGCAAGCTGGTGGTGGGAAAACTGACCTTCTCGTTGGCCTTTCCCTTACCGCTCACAAGAGATCATTGGTCCTACGTCGAACGAACGTCGAAGCTACTAAACTCGTTGATCGCTACATCGAAGTCCTCGGCGGACGAGATGGGTGGAACGGTCAAGACGATGTTTGGCGAACCCGTGACGGGCGGGTCATCGACATCCGGGGCTGCCAGCACGAGGACGACAAGCAGAAATACAAAGGCACCCCGCACGATCTGATTGCCTTTGACGAGATCTCCGACTTCTCGGAAACGCAATACCGCTTCATCATCGGCTGGAACCGTTCGACCGATCAGAATCAACGCTGCCGAATTGTCGCTACCGGCAACCCGCCCACGAGGCCGGAGGGTCTGTGGGTCTTGCAGTATTGGGCGCCGTGGCTTGACAAAAACCACCCCCGACCCGCCAAGCCCGGTGAACTGCGATGGTTCACAACTATTGAAGGCAGAGACACCGAAGTTGACGGGCCGGGGCCCCACACCATCAAGGGCGAGGCCAAGCCCGTCATAGCAAAGTCAAGAACCTTTATTCCGGCAAGCCTAGCCGACAATCCGGACCTTGCTCGCACCAACTACCGTTCCGTCCTTGCCGGTATGCCGGAGGAACTACGAGCCGCCTATCTTGAAGGCCGCTTCGACGTGGCCATGAAGGACGCCGCGTTCCAGGTGATACCGACCTCGTGGGTGGAGGAAGCACAGGCCCGTTGGAACCCGAACGGATGGCGCGATTTTGCCATGACCGCCATGGGACTCGACCCGGCAGGCGGCGGGCAGGACGCGCAGGTTCTATGTTGGAGGCATGGCGGCTGGTATGCCCCCTTTAATGCCTTGCAGGGAAAGGAAACCGCCGATGGATCGTTCACGGCAGCAACCGTCGTCAGATTCCGCCGGGACTCGGCGCCCGTTATTGTGGACATTGGTGGAGGTTATGGCGGGGCGGTCACGGTGCGACTTCGCGATAACGGCATATCCCATGTCGCCTTCAACGGCTCCGGGAGATCCATGGCTAAGACTAGAGATGGCAGTCTGGGATTCGCCAACAAACGCGCCGAAGCGTGGTGGAAATTCCGCGAGGAATTGGACCCTGACCAGATTGGCGGCTCGGCTGTTTGCCTTCCTCCGGACCCCGAATTGAAGGCAGACCTGACGGCACCTCGCTATGAAGTCTCGGCCCGTGGCGTCCTGATCGAGGACAAGGACTCGCTGCGGACAAGATTGGGCCGTTCCACCGGACGCGGCGATGCCTGCGTCATGGCCATGTCGGAAGGCAATGCGGCTAGGCGAAGTTCCCTGTTAAGCCGCGTGTCATTGCCGAAGGTGGTCATGGGCCACGACGCGGCACGGCGGAGAATGAACTGATGTCGTCGCAATTTGGCGAGGCCATCGCCAAGACCATGATCGTGCCCAAGATGATTGCGTCCGGTCAGCCGGTACCGCCGCAATGGTCGTCGTTTGCTCCAAGTACACCCGTGTCACCGACAGGAAATCTCGGTCCCATGCCGACCGGAGTAGCCCCGCCATCGGCGGGCCGGTTAGGTGCTGCTGGTCAACAGCGCACAATCATGGGGCAGGCCGCGATAGAACAGCCATTTACCCAGACCAAACTCGGTCGAGCCAATACAGGAGGTACATGATGTCTCATATCTTTGGTGGTGGCGGTGCGCCCCCACCCCCGCCCCCACCCGTTCCGACGCCACCCATGCCGGACCTGCAATCGCCTGCGGTCATGGAAGCGCAGCAACTCCAGACGGCCTCCATTTTGGAGAGGTCCGGTCGGCGCTCGACCATCCTCAGTCAAGGCGGAAGTTCGGCCCCCTATAGCCGTCCGGTCCTGGGCGGCTAAGTGTCCGACACCCGCTGTAAGGAACTAACCGAGATTGGCGATCGGTTGTTCAACAACCGTGGCTCGCTCATGTCCTTGTGGCAGGACATCGCAGAAAACTTCCTGCCCGAACGCGCCGACTTCACCGCCATGCGGGTACTCGGAGACGACTTCGCCTCCCACCTGATGACGGGGTTTCCCGCCCTGCAAGTGCGGGACTTGGCCGACCAGCTTGCCGCCATGTTGCGCCCGCGCTCGCGCCTGTGGGCGAAACTCGCGGCGTCCAACGCCAAGGTCAATGAGGACACCGCATCCCGGCAATGGCTCGAATGGGCGTCCGAGCGCCAGCGCAAGGCCATGTACTCGCAACGCTCTCAGTTCTTGCGATGTACCAAAACGGCTGACTTGGATTTTGTTGCCTTCGGTCAGGCAATCATCCTGCCGACGCTGAACGACGACGCCACAAACCTGTTGTTCCGCAGTTTTCACCTGCGCGATACCGTATGGATCGAGGGCGTCAACGGTTCCATAGAGTCCGTTCATCGCAAGGAAAAACTCACCGCGCGGGATATCTGCAAGCATTTTCCGAAGTCCGCGACCGACAAGCACAAGAACCTTCTGGAAAAGGAACCGTACAAGGAGTTCGAGTGCCGCCACGTCGTCGTTCCCGCCGAGCAATACGACAGCAAATCCAAGAAAAACCGGGACAGGTTTCCGTACTACTCGATTTATCTGGACAAGGAAAACGATGCCATTCTGGAGGAGGTTCCCCAACGACGATTGGGATACGTTATCCCGCGATGGAGGTTGGGGGCGTTTAATCAATATGCCACTTCTCCTTGCACGATGCTGGCTCTACCTGATGGTCGCCTGCTACAGCAGATGGCTTTATCTCTGCTTGAGGCTGGAGAGAAGGCAGCGAACCCGCCCATCGTCGCCACTCAGGAAGCCGTCCGGACGGATATCCAACTCTTTGCCGGTGGAGTGACCTGGGTCGATCAGCAATACGACGAAAGATTGGGAGACGCGCTGCGACCTCTGAACCAGGATTTTCGCGGCCTCAACGTCGGCCTGAAAATGCTGGAGGACGTGCGGGCTATCATGAAGGAAGTGTTTTTCCTCAACAAGATAAACCTGCCGGAAGTAACCGGCGAAATGACCGCCTTCGAGACCCGTTCCCGCATCGAGGAATATATCCGCGCCGCGCTGCCGTTGTTCGAGCCGATGGAGGGCGAATACAACGGGCAACTCAATAACGAAGTGTTTGCTCTCATGATGGACAACAACGCCTTCGGTCCTCCGGAAACCATGCCGCCGATGCTGCGCGGTCAGGACGTTCATTTCGAGTTCGAGTCCCCGTTGCAGGCAACGGCAGAACGCCTCAAGGCGCAATCGTTCCAAGACGGAGCGCAAATGTCACAGATCGCGGCAGCCTTCGACCCAAGCGTTACCGCGCTGTGGGACATCAAGCAGGCTTATGCCGACGCGCTACGCGGCGTGTCGGTCCCGGCAAACCAGATGGTCGATCCCAAGCGGGCGGAAGCCTTGATTGCCGCCAAGCAGAAGGCCATGCAGGAACAACAGGCAATGCAACAGTACGGCCAAGTGGCCGACATGGCCAAGAAGGCTGCACCGATGGTGCAGGCCCTTGGTAAACAATAGGAGACTTTATGACTGTCATTAGAGATCGCGGGTTGATGGTGTTCGGAGGGACTGGTCCGATCAAGGTTATTACTGGTCAGACCCACACAATCCGGCGCGACGACGAGGGATGCTGGTTGCGCTTTACCAACGGTAGCGCGGTTACGCTCACGGTTCCCGATGAATCCGTGCATGGCCTTCTAGTCGGAACCGCTGTCAGCATCAATCAGGCCGGGGCCGGATTGGTGACCGTTGTCGGAAACGGCGTTGGCTCCATCGTGATAGAGACGACGAACACCTATGCCTCGGCGGGACAATACGCCGTCATGATGTTGGCCTATGTCGCATCAAACACCTGGGTATTCACGGGCGACAGGGCACTTTCGTAATGGGTGCCGTCACCGGAGGTCACGTTTCGGCGGCAAAGACCAAGGGCGGCGGCGTTGTCTCGGCGTACCCTTATCCCGGTTACGCTGTATCGGTTGCTCCTAGAGCTTATCTATCTCAGGCGTCCTCGTCCGTTTCAGATCCCACGTCATACACTTTGTCTGTTTGGCATGAACGAATTGGCGTGACGCAGAGTGAGTTCTTTGATTTTGGAGATTTTACGACGCTTGGGCCGACTTACCACATCATCACGTCCAACAGCAAAATAGAACTTTTTATCGTCGGACAAGGAGGCGCAACGACATCGGTGGTGTCTCCGGTGTGCTATGTCGAGGGTGCCAAGAATCATATTTTTATCGCCTTCCAGTGTTCGGGCGGCGGTGTGATTTGGGTCAATGGCGTTTCAGTTTGTTCTTTCGCTAATGCCGGAAGTCTGACAAGCATAAACGTGAATGGTTTTCCGATTACCATTCCACCATCCTATCATAACGAAACACAGGAATATGCCGACCTGCAATGCTGGTTCGGACAATACATCGACCCGGCGGGAACTTTCAGCGGCGCTCCAACGCTGAAAGCAGGTCAGACCGTGCAAATCCAGCAAGTCTATAAGGCGTTCGTGGCGGCCAATGTCGATCCTGTCTATGGTCTTGCGGTATTCGATATGGAGACAAATTACGGAAACTCAGGGGCAATGACTGGATCAACTGGACCTGCGGGGTTTTTTCAGTTGAACAAATCAGAAGTCCAGACCGAGGCGGGGGTGACAGGAGGAAAATACTACAGTTCCGACAATCAAACCAAAGCCTTTAATATCCACAGTAACGGATCTGGACCGTTAGTTGGAGTCGCACCTGGGCATGGGAATTGGGCGACGGATGCAATACTGAATTTCGATGAGCCCGGAACTAATAATGTGAATCTCTACAAGGTATTCAATCAGGGTCAGGTTGGATCGAATGCGATATGGAATGCGGCAGACACAAGCGTAGCAATCAGTACATTATCCTCTGGATTACAGACCAATATGCTAGGTCAGGCATGGGCGGTGGGAGATTCCTCTGGAACGAATAGATTTGGCCTTCATGTCCAATTAACAAACTCCAATACCATTCAAGATTGGATCGACAACTTTAACACCGCCTGGGGTCAGATGATTGACAGCGCCAATAGCAAACTAACGGCAGCCACCACCAAGAACATCAACGCCTTCATAGGAACCGACCTGCATCCGGTCGATCCTGCCGTTGCGCTTGCTCAATTTGGTGCCCCCGATCTCAAGTTCGTAGGCAAGGCGGCCACGTTCGTCACCAATGCCGGGACCGGCGGGACGTTCACGTTTGCTGGTGCCGCCCTGACGGACGTTGGGACTATCACGACGGCGGGCAAGCCATAGGAAATGCCGCCACGCATCAAGCAACAGCCGTGGCATCCGGCCCCTTATGACGACGATGTTGTGCGGTCGATTCAATCCTTGGCGACGGGAACCGCGAACGAGAACCAGCAAAAGACCGCTATCAAATGGATTGTCGAGCAGGCCGCCGGAACTTATGACGCAACGTATTTTGCCGACAGCGAAGCCAATACCGCCTTTGCCGAAGGCAAAAGACACGTCGGATTGCAAGTCGTGAAACTCACCAAACTCGTACTGAAACAGGGTAGATAACATGGCAGAAAACGAAGGCAATCTCCTCGCCGGTCTGGAAACCCCGCCTGCGGCCACTACGCCCCCGGCAGGTTCAACGACAGAAACCGTTGCCACGCCGCCGACCACAACCGCAACTCCTGCGGCCACGGTCGCCACGCCGGACGGTGATTGGCGAGCAAAGATCGCGGGTGACGACAAGGACCTCTACAAGCAACTGGAGAGGTTTGCCGACCCGTCTCAATTGGGCAAATCCTACAAGGCGGTTCATCAGAAAATCTCGTCCGGGGAACTGAAGGCGGAAGCCCCGTTCCCGGCACAAGGCACACCGGAGCAACAGGCCGAATGGCGCAAGGCTAAGGGCATTCCGGACAAGCCGGACCTCTATCTAGATGGCGTGAAGCTGACCAACGGCATCGTCCCGGGCGAGGCCGACAAGCCGGGGCTCGAACGTCTTGCCCAAATGGCGGCAAAAAAGAACTGGAGCCAAGGCCAGTATAACGACGCCTTGGAAGCCTATTACTCGGAGGTAGAAGCGCAGACCAATGCGCGGGAGCAAGCCGATGACCAATACCATGCCCAAGCAGAGGACACACTCAGATCCGAATGGGGGCCAAATGATTACCGCCGAAACGTGGGTGCTATTCACAACCTGCTCAACGGCGCCCCTCAAGACGTGCGTGAGCGGCTATTCGGTGGTCGTACTGCCGATGGAAAACTTATCGGAGATGACCCGTCTATTCTCAAATGGCTCGCGCAACTATCCATCGACATGAACCCCGCCGCTACATTGGTACAGGGCGGCACGATGGACTCCTTCAACAGCCGTCTCCAACAGCTTGAGACGATGATTAAGGACCCGAAATCAGACTATTACGCTGGCGTCAACTCCAAGGAACTCAGAACCGAATATCTCAAACTCCTGGAAGCCAAGGAAAAGATCGACTCCAGAGGAACCCGCGCCGCATAGGCGTGAGTATATACGACGGTCAACCCGTAAGGCCCCGTCACTTCAACTACCACCCTGCCTCGTCTAGCCCGGAACGCGAGACTCCATGGCCCCGCAAGGTCAACCCGTGGAACAAGCCGCCCGTCAACCTATGCCGAAGGCTTCAGCAACCTCACAGAAAGGATTAAACCATGGTTGCCGCAGCAGTTACCCAATATCGCAAAGAGTTCATCGGGCAGTTTGAGCAAACCTCCTCGATGCTTCGCATGACCACCACCAAGGAACAGGTTATCAAGGGGAACTCAGCCGTTTTCCTGGTCGCCGGTTCTTCGGGTGACACCGCCATCACACGCGGCGTCAACGGTCAAATCCCCTACGGCGCCGTCCAGAACACGCAGACGACGGCGACGTTGCTCGAACGTCACGCCCCCTACGAGATCACGGGGTTCAATATCTTCGCCAGCCAAGGCGACCAGAACGCGATCATGCGGCGCTCCTCGATGGCGGTTATAAACCGCGACATCGATCAGCAAATCATCGATCAACTGGACACCGCCACCAACGATACCGGCACGGCGACGACGGCGAGCCTCGCGTTGATCTCGCTCTCCAAGGGCATCCTTGGCGAGAATGACGTGGACATTTCCGATGAGGAAAACCTGTTCGCCGTCATTACCCCGGCGTTCAATGCCTACCTGGAGCAAACCACGGAATTTGCTTCGGGTGACTATGTTGACATCAAGCCGTTCGCGGGCGTCACCCGCAGGGTTTGGCGTTGGCACGGTCTCAACTGGATCATCTCGACCCGGTTGACCGGCATCGGCACTGCGCTGGAGAAGTGCTATATGTTCCACCGGGACTCCATCGGCTACGCTGTCAACGTAGGCGAGGACAACATCATGATCGGTTACGACGAGAAGCAGGACACGTCCTGGTCCCGCGCAACCATCTACCACGGTGCAAAGCTGTTGCAGAACAGCGGCGTCGTGGAAATGAAACATGATGGTTCCGCCATCGTCGCATCGTAAGAAGGGGAGCATAAGCACATGGCTTACGTTTCCAACAGCCTACGCCTTGTCGCAGAACCCATCGCCGGAACAGTCCCGCGCCTTTTCTACTACCATGACGTAGCAGCCGAATCGAACGCTACGCTTGTGGGCGCGGGGTACTTCTCCGATGGGGTGAAGCAGGGCATGAGGGTTGGCGATCTGCTCGATGTGGTGCAGACGCCGACCGTCAAGTACAAACGCTACCAAGTCGCCTCGGTGTCCGGGGCGGCTGCAACCGTGGCGGCTCCCACCGCCATAACCGGCTAGGAGGAAACAATGGCTTATGCGTCAAATAACCTCCGGCTGATCTTTCAACCGATTGGCGGCACGGTGCCGCGCCAGTTCGTCTATACTGACGCGACCCCGGACAACGACACTGCCATGCGCGTTGCTGGCTACTTCTCGGACGGTGCCAAGCAGGGTATGCGCCTGGGAGACTTGGTGGACGTGGTTCAAGTCGGAACCGCGAAGTATATCCGCTATCAGGTCACCGACGTTACCGCTGGTGTCGTGACCGTCGCCGTTCCAACGGCAATCACCTAAAGGAGAATAATAATGGCTTATGGCCCGAATGATCTCCGTCTGGTGATATGCCCGGTTGGTGGCGCCAAACCTCGCCTGTTCGTCTATACGGACACGGCGAGCGATGGGAATACCGCCATCGTGACGGCGGGCTACTTCTCGGACGGAGTAGCCAAGGGAATGCGAACGGGTGATCTGATTGATGCCGTGGCGGTAGGAACCGCTCTGCATATGCGCTATCAGGTAACGGTCGTCAGTGGCACCACTGTCACTGTCGCCCAACCCACCACCATCTCCTGACACGTTGACTACCGGGCGGGCAATTCCCGCCCGGTTTTCCGTGGCCGTTAAGACAGTCAGCGAACCACCGATTGATGCCGAGCCTGCACTCGGAACCTATATGCACGTCTGCGGAGTGACCTTGATCGGCACGCTAGGCGTGTTCGAGTGGAAGCGGCTTATCAACGAACTGACCAAGGCGATGAAAATGACCCCGGCCCATCGGCCTGCGGTATGGAACTATCCGGTCGCTGGCGCGGGTGGTGTAGGAATGACCCTCATACAGCCTATCACAGAATCCTTCATCGCGCTCGATACCTGGACCGATCACAAGGGCGCGTACCTCTTTATCTGCTCATGTCGGGAGTTCTCTCCAATGTCTCTCATGCCGATCTTCGGTAAGTACGAATTGAGCGTGGGGCAGGACTTCTTTCAGAAGCTACAATTGGGCAAGGTCTGATGCCGATACTAAGCCGAGCAACTAAAGAGATCAGCAAGGTTAGGCACAGGCGCCATCCTCTCAATCCAATGCGAGAGTTTAGTGTGGCATCGCTTCAACAGGCTATTGCTATGAGAAGCGACCTGGAAAACAAACTGTTTCATCTCAATCTCCAAATCAAGAAAATGACCGACAATCGCCCAAAGGAGACGGCCTGATGAGTTGGGAGTTCGGTGACGGATTTGACTTCTGGGCAACCGCCCCTGACGGCATAGCGCCGAATAACTGGTACACGTCGGCCCTTGCAACGACGCTCTCGTCCCCCACCCGGTTCAATGTGGGCCGTTCTCTGGGATTATCGGCAGGATGGTCAATCAGTCAGGTCATGACCGGCAACAGAACGGTCATGTTTTTCAATTTTGCATACTACTTTGAGTTGGGTATTGTTCTTCCTGGGGCCGGAACACTTCAACATATTTTGACATTTTATGATTCAGGGTCTGCACAATGCTCCATATCGTTCTGGAGTGACGGCTCAATCCGTCTTATGTCGGGCGGATCAGGAACCGGGTCCACACTGGCAACATACAACGGGGCCTTTAGCAGCGAGCAATGGAACCACTGGCAATTCAAGATTACGATCAACGGTTCTACGGGTTCTATCCATATCAGGAAGGACGGGAAAACGTCCGATAATTTCAGCGCGACGGGCCTCAATACGCAGAACGGCGGCACCGGAAATGCCTATATGAACCAATTTAAGCTAGAGGGCAATAATGCTCTCGGTGTATCGACTTTTCATGTCGATGATTTTTATTGCTTCACCGGAGACGATGGCACAGATCCCCACGATTTTCAGGGCGACATTCGAGCCCTTCAGATCATGCCGAACGGAAACTCAACGCCCCTGCAATTTACGCCATCAACGGGAGCGAACTGGCAATGCGTTGACAAACTTATTCCAGCAACTACCCCGAATGTTTCGGATGGAACCGTGGGGCATAAGGACTACTACACGGTTACGCCCATGCCGTATCTGCCAACCTCGATTATCTGCGTTGTCGCAAAAATGTTCTCGGCAAAATCCGACACCAATCCGTTCACCGATCAGGTCAACGTCATATCAAACGTAACCGAGGTTTCGTCCCCTACACTTCCTCTGGCGTCGAGCAACGGTTGGTGTCTGAAGCCGATGACGGTCGATCCGGACACCTCGGTTGCATGGACACGGGACGGGGTTAACGCGGCCATTCTAGGTCCGGAAGTCGTGTCGAGCCCCTAATGTCAGTCGTCGTCAATCAAGCCGGACTTGAGGTTTGGGCAACCTCATCCGACTTGGATTTTCCGGGCACGGCCAAGGTTCTGCAAGCCGGTTTTGAACCGTGGCAATGGAACCCGTCGGTCGTTACCGTACAGCAAGTTGGATTTGAGGTGTGGGCCGCTCTCACCTCTCCCGTTTTGCCTCCCCAAGTCTGGATTCATGACTAATGGCTGATTTGAAAACAAAAACGGTATTGGTCATAGATAATGGATTGTTTGTCGAAATGGCCGTATCGTTATCGCGGTCGTTCGGACGCACACTTTATTACTCTCCATGGGAGGGGGCATTCCCGACAAGCAATTCTATGCTGATTGGTGAGGGCGTTCCGGGTATTACCCGCGTCAACTCGTTCTGGAACATAATCGATGACATCGACCTATTCGTGTTCCCTGATGTTTACCACGGACCCCTGCAAGTTTTCCTGGCAAATCGTCTTGGAAAGCGCGTTTGGGGTGGTCGCATGGGAGAGGATCTTGAACTATTTAGAGACGCATCTAAAAAACACCTTGCTAAACTCGGCATCCCCATTGGTCCTTACAAGGTTGTTCGTGGCCTCGATAGTCTCCGCGATTATCTCAAAGCAAACAACAACCAATATGTTAAAATCTCTCGGACCAGGGGAGACATGGAAACATTCGCCGCCAAGAACTACAAGCTCATCGAGCCCAAGCTAGACGAACTCGAACACAAACTCGGCGCTAAAAAGAAAATCATGGAGTTTGTGGTCGAGGCAGCCATCGATAACGCGGTCGAAATCGGCTACGACGGTTTCACCATCGACGGACAATATGCCCGCAATGCCATGTGGGGTATCGAGTGCAAGGACGAGGGACTGGTCGCGCAGGCCACCACCTACGACAAACTCCCCTTGCAGGCGCGTGAGGTCAACGGAAAGCTATCCTCCACCTTCGCCGCCTTGAAATACCGGGGGTTCTTCTCGTCGGAAATCCGCGTCACGAAAGATGGCACGGGGTACATGATAGACCCGTGTGCTCGCGCCGGTTCCCCGCCGTCAGAACTTTATCAAATGATGGTCACTAATTGGGCCGACATTATCTGGAACGGCGCGGAAGGTGTGTTGGTTGAGCCCAAGTTTGCCGCACCGTGGGGCGCAGAACTGCTGCTGCTATCCTCATGGGCCGACAAGAACTGGCAGGCCATTGAGTTTCCCCCGGCCATCCGTCCGCACGTCAAGCTGCGGAACCTGACTATCATCGAAGGCCGCTACTACGTCGTTCCGCAGCACGTCGGTCTGCCGGAAATCGGGGCGGTGGTGGCACTAGGTTCTTCCATGGATCAGGCAATCTCTAATGTCGGTCGCATAGCGGAACAGGTCAAAGGATACTACGTCGATGTGAAGGCGTCCTGCCTCGACACCATCAAGGATGAGTTTGCCAAGGTGCAGGCTCTCAGCAATCAAACCAAACCTAAAGTCAAGGAGACCGTGTAATGGCCAAGCCAAAGATTCTCAATGCGTTGCCGACTATCGCGATGAGCCAACTCGCGCAGTACGCCCGCTCACATTGGTTTGTGGTGGTCCCGGCAGGGGTGACATTCGACAAACTACTCATACCGTCGTTCTGGGCGCACCATCAATCCAAGTTCAAGGTCCACGATATTGTCGAGGTCGTGTCTCAGGACGGGTCGTTCGACGCAGAACTGCGCGTAACCGACCGGGATGTTGGCTTTGCCAAAATGCGGGTGTTGCGTAAGTGGGAAAAGGAAGCCGACGCCACCATCTCAGCAAGCGAACAGAACCGGCAGGATCAGCAACAGGTTCCCGCCAAGAAGGTTTATCCTTGCGTTGACTTCAAGCAGGCCGAGCAATGGCGCGTTCTTGGGTTCGACGGCAACGTGGTCAAGAAAGACCTACCGAGCAAGGATGACGCCGAGCGCGAGTTGGCCGAGTATAACCGGCGCTCCCAGGCGGCTTAAGCCGTGCCGTATAAGTCTGACGCACAGAGGCGG